CTCATATCATCAAGGGGCGGTTCTTCGGAGCCGCCTCTTTTTGTTTACAAAGATAACAACTATTAATACAGTAGGTATATGCTAAGTCATACCGAAGGAAGTAAACTGCACGACAAGATAGCTGGTGCGTATCGTAACTGTATTGATCTGATGGAAGCTGAGGGGGAGTACAACGCTGCACTACTAAACGGAGCTAGACAGTTCCTTAAGGATAACAATGTTGTTATGGACTCAGGAATGGGTACACCTCTACAAGCGTTAGCTGATGACTTAAAGACTTTACCTTTTGAAGAACAAGAAACACCAAGAGATACCACCCAAGCTACGGGACTTTAGAAACTTCCTGTACCTGGTTTGGAAGCATCTAAATCTTCCTGACCCCACCGAGCTACAATACGACATCGCTGAGTACCTGCAACACGGTCCAAAGCGGTCTGTTATCATGGCGTTCCGTGGGGTAGGTAAGAGCTGGATAACAAGTGCTTTTGTAGTACATCAGCTGCTGCTGGACCCATCTAAGAACATACTTGTTGTATCAGCATCTAAGAATAGATCAGATGACTTTTCTACATTTACCTTGCGAATCATTCAAGAGATTCCCATTTTACAAGGATTAAAGCCATCAGAGAACCAACGATTCAGTAAGATAGCTTTCGATGTAGGACCTGCTCCAGCCTCTCACGCACCCTCTGTTAAGTCACTTGGTATATCATCTCAGCTAACAGGATCTCGTGCTGATATAATTGTAGCAGACGATGTCGAGGTAGCTAACAACAGTGCTACACAAGGAATGAGAGATAAGCTGGATGAACAAGTAAAAGAGTTCGACGCTATCATTAAACCCTTGGACTCCTCCCGGATCATCTTTCTTGGTACTCCTCAATGTGAGGACAGTATATACAACAAACTGCGAGAGAGGGGCTACAAGAGCCGTATATGGTCTTCAGAGTATCCGGATGATACTGAGGCTATAAACAACTACGGAGGCGATCTAGCACCCCTTATAGCGGATAACATAACTCCTGAGACAGTCGGTACTTCTACAGAACCCCTTAGGTTCACTGATCTAGACCTAGAGGAAAGAAAGATGTCGTACGGTCGTACCGGGTACGCTCTTCAGTTCATGCTTAATCCTAAGCTGAGTGATGCTGATAGATACCCATTAAAGATTAACGATCTGGTAGTGATGGATGTAGATGTGGATGTAGCTCCGGAAAAGATCGTGTGGTCTAGTGACCCTGATAACTGTGATAGAGAGTTACCTAATGTAGGACTAGCGGGGGACAGGTACAGAAGACCTGCTAACACTGTTGGGGATATGATACCGTACACAGGCTCTGTCCTATCTATTGACCCGTCTGGTCGTGGTAAGGATGAAACAGGGTACGCTGTAGTAAAGATGTTAAACGGTCAGTTGTTTGTTCCGGATGCTGGTGGTATAAGAGGTGGTTACGATACCAAAACCCTACAACAACTCGTAGCTATCGCTAAAGATAACAAAGTTAATAAGGTAGTCATAGAGTCTAACTTTGGAGATGGTATGTTTATGGAGCTGATAAAGCCTCTGTTTAGAACAACATATCCTGTGACTATAGAAGAAGTCAGACATAACAAACAGAAGGAGCTACGGATAGTAGATACCTTAGAACCTGTACTTAACTCTCATAGACTTATCGTTGATCCTACTGTTATAAATAACGATTACAGGTCTGCTCTATCCTATCCTATTGAACAACAAACTAGGTACATGCTTATGTATCAGTTATCTAGGATAACAAGAGATAAAGGTAGCTTAGTACATGATGACCGTCTTGATGCTTTATCAATAGCTGTTGGTTATTGGGTGCAGCAAATGGCTGCTGATGTTAACCAATCTATGATTGATAGACAACAAGAACTGCTGAATGAAGAACTAGATAGCTTTGTTAACAGCTTCCATAAGAATAATAACAAAACTTCTGCTCAACTGTGGATGTAGTAGTAGGTGCTGTTGTAGTTAGTGTAAATACATATATAGGTTTATTTATAAACACACCTATCCTTAAAACGGAACCTTATAAAACAAGTATTAGTCACACCTTTAACTATTTAGCGAAAGAACGAAGTATGAGCTAAATCAGTAGCTGTAACTAATCTGTTAGAGCTGAAGCGTCTACTAAGTAATCTTTGTTAAAAGAAAGCTGTAGCAGTAGGCAGCTAATACGACTCTTAACCACTTGCTTGTACACTTGACCTATACATACAAATAATAACTTTAAAACTAACTCTAAAGTACTATCTTAATATCAATATTATAACGATCTCAAACCGAAGGGACTTTGTAAAGCTTATTTTCTAGGACCCGCTTAAACACTGGTCAAAAATCTTGTTGTAGTTTAACCTATGAAAAATTCTCGTATAGCTGTATACTATAACAACATCATGAATATCAACGAACAAACAGACACCTTCCAGTACGAACTGGCAAAGCTTATATACCGATTCAAACGAGAGTACGATCTTAACGACTACACAATAGCCGGATGCCTGGACTTCGCTAAGCTGTCTGTACTAACTGAAACAGATGATGTTATCTTTGAAGGAGACTTTGACGAGATTGTAGAGGACGAAGACGATAGCTTTGAGCCTCAGTTCTAGGAGAGTATATAGGACTTCCAAAAAGATTTGGTAGAAAAATCTGAGGGGCTTACGCTATATACGCGTGCGTTAATTACCCCCGCGTACCCGTAAGTATTTTATAGGGCAGGGGTATATGATTCGCATAATACACATTATGTCTAATAGCTTTTGTTGATTATCAACGATTTATGCAAACTAGATAGATTCTGAAGTAAACTGCATCAATTATCTTCGCAAATCAACAGAGATTGCTAGGCCTTTGCGTCACTAATCAACTGCTGTTATCTAGTGCAGTTAGTGTATTTGCATGAATTACTTGTATATGTTCTTTTCGCTTTCAAAGTTCTAAGTTCAAATATAAATGAACTAAATGAACAGATTGAAACGCAACTTATGTAGTGATTAGGCTTTGTAATAACATCAATCAGTTGAACTTATACAAACATCATTTGAACTTTTTTTGATGGAGCTATGGATGAAACTCTGTAATGAGTGGGATCGGCAAGGCAATTCAGTCTTGTTAGAAACAAAATTCAAAATGACAGATATACTAAACCTCGAAGCTCTCTCAACAGAGGCATACTTAAAACTACTCAGACTCGACAAGGAATTAGTCAGGACTCCTGATTACATTGGTCTTGCTTACTTCTGGCATCATGATTTCAGACATTACTTAAGAGATGCGAGCTACGCCAAACGGAGAAAGATTCATAACCAATGGCTTTATTGGGGTCTTGATTTTGATAATCCTTGCGATAAAGCATGGCAGATCGTCCGAAAAATCACAGGACTCAACTAATTACTATCAATCAACTCAATAAAACAAGCGACATTGTCGAAAACGATTAATACACATGAAAATTACCACCGAAAAATTACCTGACCGCCTTATTAATCTTGATGATTGTCAGATGCCTAAAGCTTCACAACGCCTCGAGAATTGTTTCATCGGGTGCTGTATCTGTGCTTCATCCGTTGCGTCTTGGCTTATGATCCTTTGGCTTGCAAACTAACCGACAAACATTACCTGACCACATGAAACTTAAATATCTACTTATTGGTGCAAACCATGACCATGACGAAATCGTAAAAATCTTTAAAGCTGATGTCACAATGGATATTATCAATGAACATTTGAAATCTTACCTGTCCGAAATTGATTGTGCCATTGATTGCTTACAGGATTTATCTGACCGCTTCCATGAGCTACAACAGGAACTAAAAGATGATGGATTCGATCATGAAACTTATGATGTTATTAAACATTACCTAATGGAATATCGAGAAACTTTTGTGACTATTGAGGAAACCGAGTTATGTCAGTAAGCTTTATCTACCAAAACCTAACCTTCTATTATCGTATCGATTCTCACAGCTCCGCCATGGTATTTATCGCTTGGGGGTGTCGTGAGTTACCGATTTCTGGAGAAGCTCACAGCAAAGAGCACATGATGGAAGATATCAAAGGAAAACTCAAACAGTATTACAGGAATAGGAAACCTAACGAATGCAAAGAATGCGGATTGACAAGCCAGAAGTTTGAAGCACAAGATACCTGCCCAGAATGTTTAACCGATGAATAATAACTTAACCGACCCTTCTAAACTTGAAACGCTTGACGATATATCTATCCAGACTTTGATCGATCATTACTTAAAGCTACAGGAACAATTACCTACCAGCTTACGTGTCCGTGATAGGCTCGTGGAGCTACAACAAGAACTACTAAATAGAACTACTACTACTAATGAATAAAGAAAAATACTTAGTCGCTTATATCCTTAAAAATCCAAACAATGATCTAACTCGTAGACATCCTTTATTAAAGCAAAGTCTTGAGTTACAAGATTATTATATAACATACGACACACTAGAGGAAGCTGAAGAAGAATACGAAAACCTTAAACAATGGGACAAATGTTACTCGTGCAACATCTGCAAAGTAATTAAATCAACCGACTACTGAGGCGTGATAACATATCAAATGAGTACCTTAACCTTTTTCTGCATCTGCTTTTTTATACTTGTCGGAATTGCAATCCTTTACCGAGACTAATAAACCTATGAAAGAACTATTACTACAACCCGCTGACATGATTGAAGAATTAATGTACCATATTATGTGGAATGAGTTTGACGGGGAGCTGAACCCAGATCATAAATACTTTCCACTTTACCTGTCCTTGCAACAGCTGTTGGAGGATGAAACACGGAGATTGGAAGAATGAAAACAATAGAAGATTTTAAGCGTAACAAGTCAGGTCATAGAAGTTCAGGCAAGTTTCTAGATCAAGTAGCATTGTACACAGGAAATCCTCCTAAAACTTATAAGATGGGAGCTGCACACCCTTTCGTTCAAGGTTTAGTCTATAGAAATTGGGTTAGAGACAAGGAATTTTGGTGCACACCTGACAATCTTGAGGCTTATGTTGAGAGACAACGAAATTGGAAACAATCAAAAAGAGGTAAACAAAGTGCACATAAGTACAATACTTCAGCGAAGAAAAAAGAAGTGAATGCTAGATACAATAAAACAGATAAAAGCAAAAAATGCCAAACGAGATACAGAGACACTGACTCTAGAAAAATTAGTAGTAGGCGTTATGCTAGCAGGCGAAGAGCTATCATCAAAGATTCCTTAAAGAGCCTGAGTGCAGAGGATGAACTTATTATTAAACATTATTTTGATTGGAGTGTAAGATTGGAGAGTAAGTTAGGTGTAAAGTTTGAGGTGGATCATATAATACCACTAACATCAGGCGGTTACCACCACCCACAAAATTTACAGATAGCACCTAGAGTTTGGAATAGAAGAAAAGGAAACAGAAACACTAACCGCTGGCTACCTAACGGACTATGAGACAATACGATTTACCTAACTACGATGATTGGCTAACCGAACCTTACGATAGACTATATGAAGACATTGACCCTGGACTTGAAGAACATATTAATAACCTCCGTGAAATGGATTATGAGGACGATCAAAGGGACTACTGCGAAGCGTACAAGCTCTCCTTCCTTGAAATCGAGCACCACCTCAAGTAGTGATTTATTCTGGGAGGCGGAGGCTGATATAATACGAACCGATTTACTTGACCGCAAAGATGTACCCTGAAAGACACTTAGTACAAGGCACAGCTAGACATGATTTGGACTACAGCACGATAGATCATAAAGCTATCAACGATGGGTTTCAACAGTTCTGGATGATGACAGAGATTTACGGGTTCGAGCGGAACAAAGACGGGACATACAAGCGAACCGAAGACGGGCGATTGATTGCTATTCGTTCCAATAAACCACGCATGAAACCGAAGGGAAACTTTGATTGGTTTGAGAATCTATGAGTGGACATGTAGCTAAGATGAGGGAGTGGGGACGGACGCAGTATCGTAACCGACAAGCCAAGCTGAGACAGGAGGGAGAGAGTAGTCACACAGCATCGTGCAAGCGTATGTTACAAAGTATGTGTCCGAAGTTAGGGGACAGAGTGAAGCACATCATCGATCAGTTCTCTAGTCCGGGATACACAACACCACTTTACCTGACCTTCGTTATGGATATGTGTCCGTATGAGATAGCTGTTATTGCTTTGCGTACATTCCTTAATAACTTAGACAACCACTTAGCTATCGGGAAGATGGGTTATCGTATAGGTAAAGCATTTGAGAATGAAGCTCGGTGGAAGTATGCTTTGGAGAACCTGAGTCTGAATAAGCAGGACTTGTTAGCTATACCTGACCGTAAAAAACAGAGTAAGATCAAGCAGTTCTATAAGTATGAGGATGTCCGTTTTGAATTGTGGCATCACAAAGCTAAGGTGGGTTTAGGACTGTGGTTGTTAGAGGAGATCAGACAGCAGACTGGTCTCTTCAAAGTGGGGATGCGTGATAGTACGAGCAGTAAGATGCCGGAACGCTTTGTCTTACCTACCTCTGAGTTTAAAGATTGGATACATCGCTTTGATAAGTGGAAGGAAGCAGGGCAAGTATTTAAGATGGCATTACCTGACCGTCCAGTTGATTGGCATGGATTGATAGGTGGTGGATACGATATTGAACAGCTACCTGCACAGAAATTCTTCACGGGTAAACCTGTTGAGTGGTTTGAAGGAAATAACTACGACCACGTCATGTCTGCTGTTAACCGATTACAACAGGTGGAGTGGCAGATCAACACGGACATGTTAGATATTACGTTGAAGTGTTGGGAGAATGAACGAGTAGTAGGTAACATCCCACAATTTGGAGAGATCCCTGAGCAACCATACTATACAGGTGGTGATGAGCAGGAGCTGAGTATCTGGAAGTTAAAGCAGAAAGATATTAAACAGACCAACGCTAGTAACAGCTCCAAAAGATTCCAAGCTTGTCGTATCCTACACCTCGCTAAGATGTACAGTAAGTGGGCAAAGATATACTTTCCGTATCGTTGTGATTACCGAGGTAGAGTGTACGCTATTCCGTACTATCTACACCCACAAGGTTCTGACTTAGCTAAGAGTTTGTTGGACTTTAAGAATGGTCAACAAGTGGTGGATGAAGAGGACTTAGAAGCTGTACTTGTCCACGGTGCTAACATGTGGGGAGTAAAAGGTACACGAGAGGAGAGACTGGAGTGGGTAGGTAAACGCAAGGACTTTATTCTTGAAGCAGCGAATGATCCACACGGTACAGATTGGTGGACAGATGCTAGTGATCCGTTCTGTTTCCTGCGGTTCTGTTTAGAGTTCAAGAAGTACACAGAGGAGGGGTACGGATATGTTAGTTACTTACCTGTGCGTCAGGACTGTAGTAACAATGGTATGCAGATACTTAGTTTGTTATTACGGGACAAGGACACGGGCAGGATGTGTAACCTGGTGGAAGAAGACAAAGCTAATGATATGTATCAATATGTAGCAGATCGTATACACGATGAGTTAGTTAAGGATGGTGGTGTTATTGCTAAGACTTGGATGCAGTACGGTATCAAAAGAAAGATAGCTAAGATGGCAGTGATGAACCGTCCGTACGGTGCTACCAGTTACAACTTAGTACAGGATTTATTTAAGAGTATAGGAATCAATCATCCGTGGAGTAGTACAGGTGAGATGTTAACTGCTGTCATCTGGATAAGTAATATCATTAACAAGATAGCAGATGAGGTATGTGAACCAGTAAAGAAAGTAATGAAGTATTTACGGGAGACTATCCGATGCTTACCTTACGAGAACGGTATTACTTGGACTACACCTACAGGATTCAAAGTTAAGCAGAGCTTTCGTAA